GACAAATATGGCGCGTAAACTTAACGGCGCACCTGAAGAGTATCTTGTATGACAACTGAGAACCTCATAGTAAAATTGCAAGGTGACACGTCAAGCCTCGATAAAAGCCTTAGCAAAACAAACAAAAATCTTAACGAAACTAGCAAGGTAACCAAAAAGGCTGACAACTCGCTAATTAAGTTTGAGAAAAGTACAAAAACTGTAGATGTTGGCCTTTTTGGTTTGTCAAAAGCTGCTATTGCTGTTGGTGCTGCTCTCACAACTATGATCACTTTATCCGCAAAGGGTGAGCAAGAGTTACAGTCTTTATCCAAGCAAACCAAGTTGGCAACTGGTGATTTTGAAGCTCTAGCATTTGCCACAAGACAGTATGGAATTACAGCTGAGCAAATTGCAGATATCTCAAAAGACCTTTCTGACAAGTTGGGGGAGTTTGCATCTGTTGGGACGGGAGCATTTCAAGACTTTGCGGATGTGACAGGTAAAACCACTGAGGAAGCTCAGGCTTTAGCAGCTGAGTGGCAAGACCTATCATCACAGCAAGTAATTCAGAATATCGCTAATGAGCTAGAAGCAGCCGGTGCAAGCGCAAATGAAACTACTTTTGTATTCGAGGCTTTGGGCTCAGACCTATCTAGATTAACCCCCCTATTCGCCGAGAATGGCAAGGAGCTGCAAACCTTAACATCTAGGTACAACGAAGCTAACGCAGCTCTATCTATCACACAGGCTGAAGCCGAAGGACTTCTTGATGCTGCAACTAGCTTTGACTTACTTACAGAGTCACTAGGTAATGCAACCAAGCTTATTGCGGCACAGCTAGCTCCGGCGTTAAATGAGTTCTTTAATGGCGTTATCGATGTTGTACCTGGTGCGACTCAAGTTATTGTCGACTTCATCAACACGTTCCGCAATGCTGAGAATATCGAAAACGTTGATTCGCTCAATCGACTTATTGATGAGCAAGCGGTAAAAGTTGAAGAGCTTACACGAAAACGTGACGAGTATGTCGGAAAGTCAAATGGCTACATAAGTGCTGAGCAAGATGAGATTGCAAACAAAGCTAGAATTAATGCAGAGCTTCAGGAAGAGATTCAACGCCAAGAGGAATTGATTCAACAGCGAGACAAGGCTTTAGAGCAGCAACAAAAGATTGCAGACGCAGCCAAAGGTCAAGGTGGCGCTATCGGTGCGACTGTTGGAACTGTATCAACTCAAGATGCTGATGCAGAATTACAGGCGCTACTGGATAGATTCAAGACTGAAGAGCAACTGCTTTTAGAAAAGTACGAGAAAGAGCGTGAAATTGCAGCTGGTAACAATGAGCTTTTATTGCAACTTGAACAAGAGTATCTAGCAGCATCTCAAGAGCTTAAAGATGAAGCGGCGGCGCGTGACCAAGAAAGGTTAGATGAACAAAACGCTTACTATGCTGACATTCTTAAGCAACAAGGTCAGATAGACAAAGAAAACGTAGACGCAATTGAGAAAGGAAATAAAGATAAGTCTAAGTCTGAAGAGGCTTATCTAGACGCTGCAATTACAACTGGCAACGCACTCTTCGAGGACAACAAGGCTGTAAAGGCTGGTCTAGTTGTTGTTGATACTGCTGCCGGTATTTCTAAAGCTTTTGCTGAATTGCCTTATCCTGCTGCATTGGCTGCTTCAGCTTCTATTGCTGCAACTGGTGTTGCTCAATTAGCTGCAATCCAAAGTGCGTCCAAAGGAGGTGGGTCTGCGTCTACTTCTGTTCCTGCTGAGCAAGTTGACGATACTCCACCAACACTACAAGCTCAAAACACAGACCTAAGCAATGCAAATCAGACATTTACCATTGAATTTAGCGAAGATGGAGATCTGGGCGAGCTTGGTGCATTCCTAAATAGGTCTATAGGCGTGGCAAAACAGAATGGGTTAACATAATGATTATTAGCACATCAAATGTCGCTCCGACGGCAACAATTACAGACACTCCAGAGTCAGTAACTCAAGACATTAACGTTATTACTGATGGTGATTATTCCTCCACTTATCGAGCAACCTTAAGCGGTCAGTTATCAATTAAGTTTGCCTTCTCAACACCTCAGAATATTGATTACATTGCTTTGGGTGGAACTAACATATCTCGCAAAGATAGAATTGTTATTACATCACTAGAGCCAGTGCCGCTTTCTGATTCTTTGGGAAATTTATTGTTCGATTCAAACGGCGATCAGCTTTTTGCCCCTGCAACCGGCACAGTTGATGATTCTCAACTTGGATTAACTGAATCGCGCGTAATGGTTTACAAAGCAGAACTTAGAGACACTCAAGAGATTGAGGTTATTATCTATGGTCAGGGTGAAATTTACATATCTGAAATTGCTATGGGTTCAATTTATGAAGTACCAAGGGGTGAGCAATCAGGATACAACCGAGCTTGGGCAGTTCCAAATATTAAGACTCGTTCAGCAACTGGTCTTGATGGCGCTCCGGTTAACTTTGTTTATGAAGGTACGGTTCAAACCTGCACGTTAACAGTGCCAAATAACCTTATGTCTGATTATGATGCAGGGTGGTACAATATGCTTAAGTTCACATCACGCAATACGTTCTACGTGCTTGAGGATGATAACAAGTTTCACAGTTATGCAGGGTTTGCTACTAGCGGTATGCAGACAAAAGCACACCCTCAAACTAGATTGCTTGGTGCATCTCAATTTACGTTTAACGCATTCTCTAACACGGTGCTTTAATGGCTTATTTACAAGATTTCTCACAGTCACATTATGTTATTTATGAGTTAGTGCTTCCGTATTGCACGGTATGCACGCCTCGTGAAAATGTAGATGGAACTTGGTACACGCCGCCCTTGTGTGTTGAATCTAGCGATGCCGAGTATTCTCTATTCTTTACGCATGATAACGCGCCTTTTGTAGCTCCACCATCACAAGCAATTGCAGGAAAGAGTAGGCTTAACTCTACAATTTGGCGATGCATTTCAAAAGCTAGCGTTACAACATCCCAAGCTAAGGCTGGCGGTTTAGCTAGTCGAGGAACAATGTCATTCACTGCTACAGACATTGAGGGTGATCCGGGCCCTATTGAGTTTACCGAGCAGGGAACCTTGTTTGGTAAGCTCATGGCTAGAAACGTGCTTGAGGGTAAAAAGATAATCACCCATTACTATGCAATTGGTAATGATGGCGAAACACCTGTGGAAGTTCGCACAGAGACGCACTACGTGACAAATGCAGCATTAAGCGCAGGAGTGTTCACATTAAATGCTAAAGACGCTCTTAAGGACTTAGAGGCTTTTTCTCAGCAATACCCAATACCAGGCGAGGTGACTTTGACAGCTGATATTGATGCAAGTCAAACAACCTTTACCATTAGTGATGCGACTGATTTCCCTGCAAACACTTATTTTAGAATTGACGGTGAGCTATTCCGTGTTGCTTCTGTTGCTGGTAATGATATTACTGTAGACCCTCGCGGGCACACTCGAACATCATCTATTGATGGTCGTATTCTTTACAGGTCTGAAGCTGAAACTCACTCAGCTGATTCAACGCTTCAACCATCCAGGTTACTTGATGGTGAACCTTTAGCTGACACGCTTGAGGCTATCTTTAATGCTGTTGGGCTTGGTGCGTTTGTTGATTACACTCAGTGGAATGATGACATCACACAGTGGGATGGTGACGCTCTATTGTGGGGCATTATGTCAGAGCCTACAGATGCAAGTGATTTGGTTGATGACCTATTGCAAGCATTCTTGGTTGATATGTGGCTAGACCAAGATACACAAAAAGCTTTTGTATCAACCAATAGCAACTGGAAGCAACCAAAGGCTAGCTTAGTTGAGGGTGATGACGTTCAGGAGTACAAGGTAACAACCAAGGATAATACCAGATTTAGTCGCGCTTACATTCTTGCCGGTAAAGCATTTCAAGCGGAGAATGACGATCCAACAAACTATTCAAGATTAATTAGCTCTAGTGATGTTGAATCGGAAACCTCAGACTTTTACGGATCGGTTAAGCTTAAAGAGTTTGACCCTGTTCAGTGGTTAAGTGGTGATTCTGCTCTACGGCTAACATCTCGCTATATTCAGCGCTACTCTGATACACCTCGCGAAGTGACATTTAAAATGGAAGAGCGAAAGGTTAAAGACTTAAGGATTGGTGATGTTGTAAGTGTGCTAAGTGTTGATAAGCAATCACCATCTGGTGCTATCCTAACAAGCGACGATAGATTGCAGATTCTTAAGTTGCAGCCAGTAAATAAAAAACCAGGCCGACAATACACGGTTAATGCACTTGCTTACACTCCTCTTTTTGCAACGAACCCTAATGAAGAGCAATTTGTTACCATAACCGGCAGTATTCGTTCAATAAATCTAGCTACTTACGTAGGTGCTCCAACTAATATACCTCTAAATTACACTTTTATTTTTGATGGTTGTGAAATTGGATCAGCTGAAGAGGCTGGGACTTGGTTGACATCTGTAAGGGCTGGCGCGTGGCATCCTGATAGCAGGATTAGAATTATCTGCATTAATGACACATTTTGGAGCGCCAAAGGTGGTGATGGTGCTGATTCTTACTTGTTTGTAAATGATTTGTGGGACTCACCTCAAGCGACAACACCAAGCGGTGGTGATGGGTATAATAGCTATGATTCAAATGGAATAAAGACAGAAATATATCTCAACTACTCTGTTGGCTTGTACAATGCTAGTTCATCTTTAATTTCATCAGGCGGTGGTTCTGGTGGGGCTGTTGCTTATTCCTATGCTAACGTAGTGCTACCCAATGGTGAAAGTATTGAATCAGTCAGCGCTTCAATATCATCATCAGGCTCTGGAGGTAACGGCATACCAAATGGAATCAATGGCTTAGCTACAAATGACGACAGAAGCGTACAGCCAGAATATCATAAAAAATACACGCATTTATCTTCCGGATTAGATGGCAGTGAGACAAATGGTGGTAATGGTGTGGGTAATTCATATAGCTATCAAAATGGCACGACAACAGTTGCTGATGTTTACATTTCTGCATTATCAGGTAGTGGAGGTAGCAGTTCAAATTCCGATCCTTCAACAAGCAATGCAACTGCGTCAGGCGATAGGGAAATAACTCTTCATCAAAGTGGCGGAGCTGGACTGGCTGGCTTCTCTGTATCAGGCGCGTTAGACCCTCTTGACATAAAGGTTTATAATTTAGCTTCAGAATCCAGCAAATTCAAACCAGGCCGATCAGTTGACGGCGTTGATTACACTC